ACACAAATAATTAATAACGCAGTTAATGAAAGAGGGAGTAAAAATCTAATCTAATGTCAGGTGCTTTTCCAATATCTAATTCTAAATTTGAAACAATGGGCATTAAGTCTATTCAGAATACAATTATATCTAAATCACAATCTGGTAAAAAACTTGCAAGACAAATTGATAATCAAAGATTTGGTTTTACTGCAAGAATAATAACTGCAAAAAGATCAGATGTTTATGGAGAACTTATGGCATTTATTATTAAACAAAGATCAGGTAAAGAAAATTTTACAATAATCCCACCTGAAATAGAAGATGCTAGAGGAACTGAAACTGGAACAGTATTAGTCAATGGTGTTCATGCAGTGGCAGATACAACGATTGCTATGGATGGATTTGCTGGAGATGGTGCTGGTCGTTTCAAAGCTGGAGATTTTATTAAATTTGCATCACATGATAAAGTTTATATGGTTGTTGCAGATGCTACTTCATCATCTAATGCTTGTACTGTCACAATAGAGCCACCTTTGATTACTGCATTAGCAGATGATTCAGTAGTCACTTATGATAATGTTCCTTTTACAGTTCATTTAACTAATGATATTCAAGAATTTGGTGCAGTTGGTTCTGATAAAGATGGAAATTTATTATATCAATTTGAATTTGATGTAGAAGAATCTTTATAGTGAAAAAGTATAAAATAACTCACAAAATTACTGCCGATTTTATTGCTGAAGTTATTGTCAATGAAGATGAAATAGATAGTAGTACTAATGATCTAAAGGATTATAAGAAACCTAATAGCAAATTTAATTATACTATGTTAAAAGGAACAGAAAGTATAACACAAACAACATACGAAGAATATGACCAGAAGCCTAACATCAGCAGTAAAGACAGAATTAGCAACAAATGATATTAGACCAGTACACCTTATCACTATTGGTTTTGGTACTCCTGTTAATATCACAGATTGTTCATTTTCACTAACATCATCAGTATCAGGCTCATCAGTTACATATTCAGCAAGTGATTTTATATTAGGTATATCAAATCATACAGAAGAAACAGATGTAACTAAATCAAGTGTAAGTCTAACTTTATCTGGTGCAGATCAAACATTTATATCTACTGTATTAAATGAAAATGTTGTCAACGATAGTGTAGATATATTTAGAGGTTTTTTAGATGACTCAAACGCATTAATCTCTGATCCTTTTTTATTATATAGAGGTAAAATAGATAGCTTTGATATTGCAGAATCAGATAAAAGTAGTCAAGTAAATTTAGGTATTGTTTCTAATTGGGCAGATTTTGAAAAGAAAAATGGTCGTAAAACAAATAATACATCACAACAAAGATTTTTTAGTGGAGATGTAGGTATGGATTTTTCTTCACAAACTGTTCAAGATATTAAGTGGGGTAGAGCATAATGGGTCTTTTCAGTAGTGCAGTTAGTTTTGTAACAAAGAAATTTTTTGGAGTAAATCCATTAGTAGCACTTGGTGTTTCTTTATTTCTTTCATGGATATTAAGACCAAAAGTTCCTGAAATAGAAGATTTTGGTACAAACGAATTTGATGATTTTGAACGAGGTATATTATTAAATAAACAATCTAATGACGCAAATATTCCTGTCATATATGGAGAAAGACTTGTTGGTGGAACTAGAGTCTTTATGGAAACATCAGGAACAGATAATACATACCTTTATATGGCTATTGTTATGTCAGAGGGAGAAATAAATTCAATAGAAGAAGTAAGAGTTGATGATAAAGTAGTAACATTTGCATCTTCATTATCAGATGGTACAGAGGTTGAAGTTGGAAGTGGCGATAGTAATTTTTATAAAAATAGTGAAAGTTTAATTAGAATACAACCTTTTTTTGGTACAGACAATCAATCAGCATCATCTTTATTATCTACATTATCATCATGGGGAAGCAATCACAGATTAAGAGGTCTATGTTATTTAGCTTTAAGGTTTAAATGGAATCAAGACGCATTTACAGGAATACCAAAAGTTCAAGCTAAAATAAAAGGTAAAAAAGTTGTCACATTAGCATCTAATTTATCAGAACAAACTGCATCGTTTTCGACAAACCCAGCTTTTTGTTTATTAGATTATTTAAGAAACGAAAGATATGGCAAAGGTATTGCTACTTCTGAAATAGACTTACAATCTTTTTATGATGCTTCACAAGTTTGCGTCACACAAGTCACACCATATTCTGGTGCAAGTGATATTAACATATTCGATACAAATACAGTTTTAGATACATCACAAAAAATTATAGATAATGTTAGAGAACTATTAAAAGGTTGTAGAGGTTATCTTCCATATACTGGTGGTAAATATAGATTGATTATTGAAACAACTGGAAGTGCATCAATAACACTTACAGAAGATGATATTATTGGTGGATATAATTTATCTATTCCAACAAAAAATGAAAGATACAATAGAGTAATAGTTGGTTTTGTAAATCCTGATAGAAACTTTCAAGTAGATGAAGTTCAGTTTCCACCAATAGATGATAGTGGACTTGCAAGTGCAGATCAACACGCAACTATGAAAACTGCTGATGGTGGATTTTTATTAGAGGGAAGATTTTCGTTTAAGACATTGACTTCGCCATACCAAGCAGAGGAGATGGCAGAAGTTATTTTAAGAAGATCAAGAGAAGCAATTACATTAGGATTAAATGTTAGCTTTGATGCTTATGATTTAGCAATAGGAGATATAGTAAATATTACACATAGTTCATTAGGTTTTTCTGCAAAAGCATTTAGAGTTATGGGTATTACATTTAACGAAGATTTTACAATAGGATTATCTTTAGTCGAGTATCAAGCTAGTCACTATACATGGGCAAGTAAATCACAAGTAAGTTCCACACCATCAACTAATTTACCAAATCCATTTACTATTCAACCACCAGCAAGTGTGACTTTATCTGACCAACTAATTGAATATAATGATGGAACTGTAATTGTAGCTTTAGATGTATCTATTGGTGCAAGTCCTGATTCTTTTATAGATTTTTACCAAGTAGAATATAAATTAAGCACTGATTCTAATTTTATTATTTATGCACAAGGGTCAGGATTAAATCATAGAGTTTTAAATGTAATAGATCAATCAACTTATGATGTAAGAGTTAAAGCAGTAAACACACTTGGAGTATCATCAACTTATGTATCTGCACAAAGAACTATCGTAGGTGCTATTGCACCACCATCTGATGTCACTGATTTTTCATGTAATATTATAGGACAAGAAGCACATCTAGGTTGGGAACAAATATCTGATTTAGATTTAGCATTTTATAATTTAAGATTTTCAGAAGCAACTGATGGTACTGCTGATTGGCAAAACTCGGTAGCATTAGTTGAGAAAGTATCAAGACCAGCTACTTCTATTTCAGTTCCAGCTAGAAAAGGTACTTATTTAATCAAAGCAGTTGATAAATTAGGCAACTTTAGTTCTAATGCAACTGCAATTATTTCAAATGTCACAAGTGCTTTAAATTTCAATTCAGTAGCAACACAATCAGAACACCCATCATTTGCTGGTACATTAACAAATACTGTTATCACAGATAATGCGATTGAGTTAGATTCTTCAGAATTATTTGATAGTGCTAGTGGAGATTTTGATGATGAAACTACAAGATTTTTTGATTCAGGTGTTGCAAATGCTGACTTTCAATCAAGTGGTAATTATGAATTTGCAAATGTAATTGATATAGGTGCTAAACATACTGCTAGAATTACTGCATCATTAACTCAAACATCAGATAATCCTGATGACTTATTTGATAATAGAAGTGGAGATTTTGACGATGCTTCTTCAAACTTTGATGGAGATACACCAGCTAACTGTAATGCACATATTGAGATTGCAACTTCAGATGATAATACTACATATACCGATTTTAGAACTTTTGTAATTGGAGAATATACTGCTAGATATTTTAAATTTAGAGTAGTTTTAATTTCAAGAGATGGTGCTTCTACTCCAGTTGTTTCAGAAGTGACAGTAACAGTAGATATGGTTGATAGAATATTTAGTGGAAATGATATTGTTTCTGGTACAGGAACTAAATCAATCACATTTACAAACCCATTTAAAAGTGTTAATTATGCAGTTGGAATTACAGGACAAGGAATGGCAACAGGAGATTATTTTACTGTTTCTAACAAAACAATAAATGGTTTTGATGTAGCTTTTTTCAATAGTTCTAATTCAGGAGTATCAAAAACTTTCGATTTTATTGCAAAAGGATTTTAAAAGGAGTATAAGAAAATATGGCACAGGCAACAGATTTTACAATAGCAAACCAATCATTCCCATCTTTTAGGTCTGATCTTAATACAGTTTTATCAGCTATCAATACAATGAACTCTGGCACATCAAGACCATCATCAGCAGTTGCTGGTACAATGTGGCTAGATACCACTTCAGCTTCAAGCCCAACTATTAAGTTTTTTGATGGAACAGATGATATAAGTTTTGCAACAATAGACTATTCAGCTAATACTGTTAATTTTTTAGACTCAACAGTAGTAGCAGATTTAGTAGGAGATACTTCTCCACAATTAGGTGGAGATTTAGATACTAATTCTTTTAACATAAAAATAGATGATGCACATGGAATACAAGATGATGATGGAAACGAATTAATTACTTTTCAAAAAACAAGTTCAGCAGTAAATCAGTTTGACATAACAAATAATGCAACAGGAAGTAATCCAATTATTGAGGGAACTGGTGGAGATACAAATATTGGAATAGATTTAAAACCAAAAGGTTCAGGAGAAATAGTTATTGGGTCTGGGTCGGCATCTGCTACTCTTACTACTAAAGGCGCACATGATTTAGTTCTTGATACAAATGCTGGAACAAACTCTGGTAATATTACTATAACAGATGGTGCAAATGGTAATATAGATGTATCAACAAATGGAACAGGATATATTAAATTTAACGATCTAGCTTATATCCCACAACAAGCACTAACATCATCTTCAAATGCAGTAGCTTGGGATGTACAAGCAAAACCAAACGCATATCATTTAACAACAGAAAACACTACTTTTTCTGCACCAAGTAATTCAGTAGAGGGTTCATTTGTTTGTTTAGAAATTAATTACGATGGCTCACACACAATCGCATTTAATACTGTATTTGAATTTGCTGGTTCAACTGCACCGACATTTACTTCAACAGATGGAAAAACTGATATATTAGTTTTTAGATACAATGGTTCAGTTTGGCAAGAAGTAGGTAGAACATTAAATTTAAGTGAGAGTTAAAATATGTACGCAATAGTAGAAGATAACAATATTACACAATATATTAACAATCCAAAATCAGTTATAATAGGAGATGTAAGATACCCAGCTAAAATTTTTGAACTTTGGACTACTGCTGAAAAAGAAGCAATAGGAATTTATGAAATAGTAGTAGATAAAACAAATTATAAAGACCCAGCATATTATAATAATACAAATTCATCTTACACATTTGCAGATGGTCAAGTCACAGAATCTTGGGGAACTGCAACTGCAAAAGAATTAGAAGAT